TTCGCGGTTCGAACCGTGAGAAGTTTCCCGTCCGTGGTCGCTACCACGTCCTCGGCCTGAGCCCGTACCGCCGCTTTCGTTTTCACGCCCCACGGCGGAACTTGGCAGACTTCTTTCCCATTCGAATAGACGCGGTAGAAATCGTTCACCGAATCGTAGCGAAGCCCGACTTTTCCCCCGGATTTGCAGTAGAAAACCTCGTCGTAAAGTGAATTGTCCTCGGACGCTTTGTAAAGATTCGTTAACCCTCCGTCCCGCTCGATCCCGGTATTGACGAGGTGAGGAGATTCCCCTTCCGCAAGCTTTATGTCAGACTCTACCGTGTCCGTGTTGATCGACTGGATGAGGTTGTACTTCTTGACGATTTCGGCCACGGGCTACCTCCACGGGCTATCGGTCGAATTATAGACGTTGTTAACCGTCTCCGCTTGCCAGTTATCGCGCTTTCCTATCGCCTCTACGAATCCCGCGAAAATCTCGTCCCGCCTTTCGGCGAGCTGCGCATAGTCTCCCTGCTGTTTCCTTCTCGCGTCGATGGCGATCTGATACGCGAGGATTTCCGGCCTGAGCTGAGGCGGGAAATCGATATCCTCGGTCCCCGTCGTGTAGACGGTCGGAATCGGGTAGTAATAGCCCCTGAAATTGGTGAAGCTCCCGAGCGCGGGAAGGATAAGCTTTAGGTATTCCCCCCTGAGCCTGTAGGACGGGGAGACTCCCGATTGCGGTTCTTCCTGCGGGGCGAACTTGAAAATAGTCCGGAACGTTTGCCCGCTCTGGTACTGTAAAACTCGGAGTCGGTAGAAATCCACCGGCAGCGCAATCGTAAAAGCTCTAGCTTGTATCGGGTCCGGCGTGAGTGCAGCCATCGCGAAAGCCCAGTCTTCAAGAAAGTAATCATCATCCGAATCCAGGATTTTTTCATACACGTCACGATAGGATTCATTCAAGGATGCGTATTCCTCGGTGGTGGAGAAATACGCCGCTCCTTCTATTTCCGCGAGTTGCCGAGCCCTTGCGATTATCGTTGCTACGGTCATCCTGCAGCCCCCATAGGAAAGACAAGGGGCCTTGCGGCCCCCTGGTGTTAAGTCGAAGTATCCCGAGTGAAGACCACAACGCAGCAATGCGCCGGGTTCCTGACGAAGAAGGCCGCGAACATCTGAGTGGTGACGCGGGTACCCTGACCATCCGCGAGATCGGCCGGAGCCGTCGCGATGTAGTCGTCGATGTTGAACTCGTACTGCGACGGAGGATTGGCCTCGGAAGCGACCTTCGGAGTCCCGCCCTCGTTCGTCGCGGGGAGGTTCTCCTGGATCGGCTTCGGGTTCGAAAGCATCGCCATACCGATGGAATCGGTCTCGAGGATGTAGGCTTTGCCCTTCGGACAATAGGGATCGTCCACGACATATTCGAGCCACGTCGAGGAGAATGCGAACATCATGTTACTGATGCCGCGCACGAGCTCCACCTTATCCCGTTTCGCCGGTCCATTGATCTGCTGGAAGTACTGTTTGTAGGCGTCGATTTCCTTTATGACCGTGGCGTAGTCCTCGTCGTTGAGGACGATCATATCGGGCTTGCCGCCGTTACGCCTGACCGCCCGGATTCCCCTGATGATCGCGTTGGAGTAGGTCTCGTTCGGGGAAGTGACGGTATCGCGGAGAATGAACTCACCCGCGAGCCTGGACGGGTAAAGCGAGCGGTCCACGCCGAAGAAAGACGTAGCGATGTAAGCGGTCCATTCCGCGCCGTCTCGGTTGCCGACAGTCGGGAGCCATCCTTCGAGGCCGACGAAGAGGAGCGGGGTAGAACCGGACCTGAAGCCGTCGATGCACACCCAGTCGCCGGGCGCGGTGGCCGCGGGATACTGCGTGGATACGGTAACCGTTACGGTCCCGTCCCCGTTGTCCTGGATTTTGCTCACCTCGTTAGGAGTCGCCGAGCGAAGCGCGCCGTTCGGGTAGGGCCCGGTAGCGAAAACGATGTTGCTCCCGATGTCCATTCCCATCGCGCCCCAAGTCTGGATCGTGAACACGAGGCGGCCCGCGTCCACGGTGGAGACTTTCGCGACTTCTCCGAATCCGGTGCCGAATACGGCCGCTCCTACGGTCTTCCTCATGGCCTCGTTGGAGGCGAAGAAAAACTCTTTAATCAAGGCGACGAAAGAGCCCTCATCCATGTCGGAGGCGTTATGTTCCTTCGGGCTTATCGCGAAGCCGGAGAAGCACTGACCGTAATCGACTTTGGCCGAGGTATTCCGAGCCCGGTTCGAGACGAGAGCCGCGATCCCGGTAAAGGTCCCGGTCACGCATCCGCCGCGAGCATAGAGCATCGGAACGACATAATACTTTCCGCTTGCGCGGAACTTCGAGATTTTCGCCAGCGTCGGGGAGTTCCTGAAAAGAGTGTTCTGGACATCCTGTTCCTTGTAACACTCCTTCAGTACCGCCAGCACGTTGGCATCGGTGAAAGCAGCCATGCTTCACCCCCTATTTCTTGGATTTGAGGTATTTCTGAAGTCCGGGGTCAACGGCCCCTTTCTTGACTTCAACCTCTACGGCGGTAACGGGTTTGTCCCCCGCCGGTTTTTCTTTCACTTCCTCGGAAGCCTTGGATTTCCCCATCGCTTCAAGGTAAGGTCCGAACTTCGCGCCGAGCGTATCCAAGAGTTCCTTGGCTTTCCCGGCGAGCCCCTCCTCGTTGTCCTTGAACTCGTAAAGGTCATTGGAGAGGTCTTCATAGAGATCCACGTCAGCAAGATTCTTGACAATCTCGCTAAACCGTCCGAAATCCGGGAACTTTTCCTTGAGCATCCCGGTGAACGCGGAGCGGTTCCGCTTGTCGATGATCCTGGTGAGCCCGGACGTAAAACCTCCGAACTCCCCTTCGATCCCGTCAAGGCGGCATTTGAGTTCCGTAACCGCATCGGCCAAAATGACCAGGGCTTCGGAAACCTGGGCGAACATCGGTTCAACGGTTTCCTGGATAAGAGCGAGATCCTTTTTGACATCTCCCTCTACCTCCGGGCCGCCCGGAATAGGGCCGCCACGTTTTACCGCCTGAACGATGCGTTCGATGTCGGCATCTTCTATCGGCATCTTCTACGCCTCCTAAGCGTTAGGCTGTGGAGCCGCTACAGGCGGCACCATTCCGCCATCGACCGGAGGCGGGGCCGGGGGCACTTGCCCAGACATATCCTGAGCCGGAGGTTCCGGCGGAGCAGGCGGAGGAGGAGGGGTCATTTCATTCATGACCTCTTCCTGTTTCCCTTGAATCACCTGAAGGAAAGCAGCGAGATTGTCCACGTACTTCTTGTTCTTTTCGTCGGCCGAGAGCCGGAGGAGCCACCGGACCGTCTCGGCGAAAAGCATATCGAGGTCTGCGACAGGCGCGAAATCCATGTTCCCGGTCTCGGCGACCTGTTGGACAATGTGCTGAGCATAATCGTAGGAAGCATTCGCCGCTGAATAAGCGCCTTCAAGGTCGGGGATTTCAAGAAGCTGCGATACCATTTCCTTCGGGAGGATACCCATCGCCATAAGCTGCTGAATCTGTTCAAGTTTTTTCGCCGGGTCTTTTGCGAGCGCGGAACCGGCCGAGAATTGGATGTTGAACATATCGCGCTGTTTTTTGATGTCCTTCCACTTCACCACGTCCCGCCCGAGAGATTTCGGGAGAACGTCCGCTTCGTCCGGGAAAATGTCGATAATCGCGTCGGCCACTTCGATGAAAGCTGCGATATAGTTTTGCAGGATAACGTTAAACCGTTCACTTTCGATGTCCTCGAACGTATCGAGGGCGACGCCGGAATTGAGGCCCGCCGGTTTCTTTCCTTGAGCGGAAAGCTGAGAAATCCCGGCTATCTCATACGCCTTTTGGATGTACTCGTTGAGGAGCGTCCGCCATTCGGACGCGAGAGGCGGAGGCGTTGAAACAACGGGCTGTCCGCCCGTCGGCCCCGGCATGTATTCGACGACGAGGGCGGCTTTGTTAGAAAGCATCGTCTCTTTGACTTCGCTTCCCTTCGGGACGAATACCGTGTTGAACATCGCCGTCCTGGTCGCGTCGTCTATCCTGAGCTGAAGCTCGTCGATTTGAACTTGGATGGTATAAAGCTCATCGATAAGGCTCGTCGTCATGATCCCCTTTTCGGGCTTCGTCCAAAAGAGAAACACGAAAGGCGAACGTTTGAACGCGATATCTTTGACCTTGAACACGCGACGACCATAGAGGTAATACTTTTTCCCTTCGGCGAGGTCGTAATAGATTTCGAAATCGTCCACGTGTTCTTTATTCGCCCAATCGGAGATCCCTAGAAGTTTCTTGACGTTCTCTACGAATCCCTTCGCTTTCCCCGGCTCGATGCTCTTGTCTCCGTACTTCTGCCTGATGAGAGTGAGCGGATACTGGTACTCCAGGACGAGCGCCCGCGTGAGGTTCTTCCCGTTCCCATAATGGAACTCGGTCGGGTCAACGTAAGCATTCCAGGGAAGGAGCCGTTTCACATCGAGATCGTCGTCGTCAATCCACCACACGCCACGCTCGAATATGAGCGCGTCCCGGAGGACCATCGGAGAAATCTTGTACATCCCGATTCGGTCATAGAACGCGTCGAAGAAGTCCTGAGCATTCCGGCACGCCCGGATCGTCATGTATTCTCCGCGAACGGAATTGAAAAACGGCCTAACCTTGGCCTGGGAGATTTTTGATACGATGGTATCCGTGCAGGATTTCAGGATATTGAGGACGGTCTGAACGCCGTTGCGGAGGTAGAACGTCGGCTGATACCCTTGCACCTGATTGCGGATGTTCCAAATGGAATCCGTGGATCCTTTCCCGTTGTTGAAATAACGGTTCAGGTTTCGCTGAAACTTTCCTTCCTGCTGCCGGAGATATCCGTAAAGGCGAGAGGAGTCATCCTTGACGTTCTGCTCTTCTACGCTTGTCCACGTCTTATCGTTTTGGTCCATTCACTGCCTTCTTGAGCTGATCGGCCTCGGAATAATCCCACGGCCTGAAATCGTCGTGAGTGTTCCGGGAAGTGTTCCGCGTGATTACGATGGTCCCGCCTTGAGCCGGGTAGATTCTGACCTCAGTCTCATACGGGATCGATTCCATAAACTTCCTCACCATCTGCGGGTTGAGTTCTCCCGCCTCGATGAGCTTCTTTGTCTCGTCGATCCTCTCTTGCTCTTTAGCCTTTTCCACGGCCTCCCGAGCAATACGCCTTTTCTCCCAAAACGTCATGGTGCAAAAATAGATTGTATCCATGGATATTGCATAGTCGTACAAGTGTACGGTATGCTTAGCCCATGACCGGCCTTGAGCTGGAAACGGCGCGATTCATCTACCACTTCACGAAAAAGCGAGGGTTCCCCCCGACAGTACGCGAGCTTGCGTCCGAGTTCGGCGTATGCGTTACCACAATAGCAAAACGGTTATGCACCATGCAGAAGAAAGAGATACTTAGGACGCCATGCGGGAAGAGAGCTTATCGGGAGTTGTTGTTTACAGACGGGTTCAAGAAATCGAAAGAATACGAATTAATCAGAAAGATCGTCTAATTTATATACACCCTTAACCCATGCGCCTTCAAGAGGCAACTCAGACGGATGCATTTTACCGATTATATCTATTTTTTGTGCTTTAGACATAGCCGCGAAATTAGAAGGAAGCCTTCTAACTAATTCCGTCCATTGGTTTTCCGTCAAATTGTCGTATTTCCCGCTCTTCCTGATATAACTCGGGATCAAATCAATAGCTTCTTGGGGTATTGCCTTGCTTAGAATCTTTTCCGGTTCTACCGGCCTATTTAATTTTTCAGTAATCATATTTACAAGATTCGACGGATCGTAATCAGTCTCCGGGTGAAGATGTTCAAGATAGTCCGCGGTTCTACTAACTCCCGTTCCATGGTCAGATGAACGAATATCAAAATCAATGAACTTATTCCCTTGCGTCGGCATTCGGAAATTAAGATAACTGCTCTTCCCAGCTTTCCCGATATTATTATTGACATTTATTTGAGCAGCGGGGAAAAGATTCTGAAGGAGTTCTTTTAACTTGGCTGTTTTCTCGAATACTCCGCCTGATATTTTCCCTATCACCGGACCCGTAACAGCTCCCATTGTCGCTTCTAATGGCACATTCCCCCACTCAGGGTTCTCGCTCATCGCTTCCCGAGGAGCAGCAGTCCACGCAGCATTGACAGCCCCGCGTGTAGCCATCCCGCGTAATCCGCGGAGTTTCGCGAGACTTTCGGAGTTGGCGAGGATTTGAGCTGCTTTACTCGTGAGCATGGGAGCGGCTTTCGGGAACACCTTCGCGCCAAGTTTCGCGGTTCCTGCTGCGAGTTTCGAGGGGATTCCGGCAGGAAGCGCCATGCTCGAAATGTTCCCCGCCCATTCAGCGGATTCCTTGTACTTTTTAGGGTTGAGGGCTTTCAGCTTTTCGAGTGCATCCCCTACTCCGAGCTTGCGGGCGACGAAAGACGGAGCGCCGAGCAAGCCCGTATCGGCAGCGGTCGCAAGGTATCCCATTGACTGCCCGAATAGCTCCCGCACTCTGTCTGACGTGCTTTTCTCGGGCTCCGGTTGCGGTTCACTCGTTATGGAATATGCCGGGTCCATCACTTCTCCCCGCTATAGTAGTACCACACCACGCGCATCGCGTAAAGCACCGCGTCAACCAAGTCCGGGTGATAAGCCGCGTCGTCTATTTCTCGTATCACTTGGTCCGTGTCCTCGTCCCGCTTCCACACGGTTTTCTCGCATTCCCTGGAGAATGCCGAATCGCGGGGAATCATGAAACGGCCCGCTACGATATCGTCCCGCAGGTTTTCGATGCTCAGGTGCTTTTCCGCCTTGTATGCGGGCTGAACCGGTAGACCGTAGACCGTGTAAAGATCGTTGACGCTCTTTTTCCCGCCCCCTCCCGTGTCCGAATAGATGTCGATCGAGCCATGAGGGAAGCCGAGGCCATTGACGTATTCGAGGCCCTTCCTGACCGCCCGCGCGAGCTCTTCCGTCCCTTCGCGCCGAGCCTTATACTCATAGATGAGCCATCGCATCGGGTTCACGGTAGAATAGGCTATTGTGACGAACCCGTCCGCATCCTCAAACCCGAGATCAAGCCCTGCCGTGAGCCTCACCGTCTCCCGGCCTACTCGTTTAACCCATTCGAGGAAATCCGGCCAATCGTAGAGATTCGCTTTCGTCACGGGGAATACGAGCGTTTCGTTGTCGTCCGAGTACTCGCCTTCAAGGAACCGTCTCCGCCTGGATTCCGACAACCCTTCAAGTTGCGTTTCGATGTACCCTTCGGCGAGATTGTCCCGGTTGTCCTTCGGGTTGATCTGAGCGAAAGCGTATTCTTCGGGATTCTTTACGGGCTCGTCCGTGATAGGGTCTTTCCGCTCGATGAAAAGGCGATATGTCCAGTGGCCTCGGGATGTCGGGTTTAGGTCGTAAAAGGATCTCGGCTTGCATCCGGGGATTTTCTGCGCAAGACGGGTCAATGTCGTTTGAACGGCAGAATAGCCTATCTGCGAGGTTTCGTTGTAGTAAATCGTCGCGTATTCACGGCCGAGAATCTTTTCAACGCGGTCCTTTTCATCCAGCCCGTCAACCCAAACCTCCGACCCGTTCGGGAACTTGATGTAATGGTCGGTTTCGTTCCACTGCACTTTCAGCCCTGGAAAGCACCCCGCAACGGTCTTGAGCGTATCGAGCCAAATGGACGCCTTGGCGTGGTTGAAGCGGAAACGGCAGATCAGGTGCCGTGAGTTCTTGT